TTGTGTTTGTATTTTTAACGAATATTTTGAAGAACAAATAATTAATGAAAAAAATAAAATCTGTTCATATTTTAACTTTTCTGGAGCAGAGCGGAAAAATATCGATTTGGCTTGCTTATTTGCTTTCATGGATATAAGAAGATTACAAGGAGATGTTTCATTTAACTTTAGTATGTATGATGAACTATTCGATAGTAGTCTTGATGAACGTGGTGTAGATTTAGTAACCAATATTTTACGCGAAAGAGTAGAAAAATACAATGAATGCGTATACGTTATAAGTCATAGAAAAGAAAGTGTAAAAGCAGCTACTGGTGAAGTTATATATTTGGAAAAATCAAACGGCATAACACGAAAAGTCGATTATACAGAAATTGATAATGACTGATTAACAAGTAAATAAAATTTAATGTTTCAATCACCTTTACAGCAAAACAATCCATTCGGAGGGCATAACCCTTTTGCAGGTAATTTCATTAATAAACAAAAAATTCAGATAGGTCAACCTGCCCCTGGTCCTGAAGGTACGCCACGTTTTATGAACTATGTAGCTGATTATGGTGGTTGTGGTTTTTGGAGAGTAATATGGCCAGAATATCTTTTAAATGCAAGCGGTAAGTGTATGGTGCATACTTCAACTTGTATGACAATGGATCCTGCTCATTACAGGCATTGTAAAGCATTAAAAATACAAAGACAAGCATCTGAAGATCATTATAAATT